CAACTCCTTCGCTTTACGCTGGATGTTGCGCTCGTCCGTATAAGTGTAGCCGGCAGCCTTCACAGCCTTCATTGAATTCTTCCTACCATAAATAGCATATCTGCGGAAAAATTCCAACTGCTTGACAGTGACTCTTTTGTAATCGTCAACTCTCTCAAAGACCTGGCTCCAAGTATGCCTTAGCATTTCTTTGAGTTGCTTCATTGCTTTAAGGTGTTCCGGGGTACTCGCGTATCCCGGTTTATGCACACCAAGCGCCTTCAATTCACGCTTCCGCGCCTGATTGTAAAGGTTGCCGGGGCGCTTGCCCGGCGTCCTTTTACGGAATGGCACCTTGATATCAGCGTCGGGAATCTCGTTGGGATCATCCTCATCGTTCATGCGTTGAATGTCTCCGTCCTAACAATCTGCAAGCGACTACGTCCCTTCTGGCCTTCGGCGCCCGTGCGCCCGCCAGCAAAGAACCGCAGACCCTTGCGCTCCAACAGTGGCCGCAGCCTACGCAGTTCCGCCGCAAATCCATGCGAAGTCTTCGGCAGCGTCTCACGCGGACCCGCGTGCATTTCTAGCGCCCCGATCAAATCAGGATACGTGCCACTGAACTCCTTGCGTTCTTCCATCAGGCGCATCAGCGCGGACGCCAACCCGTGGAACTCAAGCATCTGATTCTCAGCATCCGCGCGATTGTTCGTATAGACCGACATGAACTTGCCGGGCACCCAGCCCAACGCTTCCTCGGCCGCCACGACCCACACCGCAAACGCAGACATGCGCGGCTTCTCTTCCAGCACCACACTCTTATAACGCTGCGTGGCAATCAGTGCAGCGTTCATCAGTGCGCCGAGCAACTTGCTATGCACACTGTGAAAGAGTTGCCAGAACTCGTAGTCGTCCCGCCGGTCCTTCGGATCAATGCGGGGCAGATGCACATGAATGCTCCGGTCCACCAAGTCACCACGTTCAATGACATCGGGAATACCGTTCATGGCAATCGGCCTGCACACCCGCACAGCCGACTCTTCCGCGTTCGTATAGAGCGCCCGCCCGCCTTGCGCCCCCGTGCCCGTCGAAATAACGCACAGCGCATCGGACATCTTGTTGCTGATATACGACACGTTGTCGAACGCGAGGACGAAGGAGTTGCGGACCATGGCCTGCAAGTCACGCTGATCTTCGGGCGGCGTCCGCATATCCAGCGCATGCGGGTCCATGATGCGCCGCAGCAGACGCAAGATCGTGGACTTGCCAGAGCCTTGCTCGCCGCTAATCGTCAGCACAGGATATGGACCTTCGGGGCGCACGGAGCCGAGCAGCCACGCCACCAGCAGCATCATCTCGTCGTCTGGCGCCTTGACGAAGTTGCGGAGCAGCGGCACAAGTTCCGACGCAGGGGTGCTAAGGTCAGGCTCGACAAGCGGCAGCACGCCCGCGCCACGCAGCAGGCGGATGTGGCTAGGCCCACCCGACACCCGCGTAATGCCGGTCTCGGAAATGCACCACGCATCATTAGAGTCATTGGCAATGTCGATATACAGTTCACCGACTTTGCCGCCAACACGAATGTAGTCTTTGACTTTCTTGCCGTCCGTGCGAACCCAATGCGAGAAGTAGATTTGCGCGGAGTTCATAAAGTCGCCATTCGGAATGAAGCCTTGCTGATCCACACAGAACGTTGCGAACCAGCCACGGAAATCGCAATGCCCGGACGGCACAACCTGAAGCGTGCGCTTGCTTCCATCCACCATGTAGTCCAGAAACAGCCGGCCGTCTTCGGTGGTCCAGGGCTGCAACCGCTCGCGCGCAGCGGCGAAGACTTCGAGGCGATCTACTTTGTTAGACATGTAAACTCCTGCTAGAGCCAAGCACGCACCCTAGCACGCGAGAGCAAGGAGAGCAACCCCATTCTCACCGACCCTCACCAAACTCACCGCGTCGCGGCGTCTGCGAACAGTGCGTCGATCTGCTCGTCAGTTAGCCCGAGCGCCGAGCCAATGGCAGCCACGAGTGGAGAGTTGCGGTCTACCACTGTCGCGTATTCCCATTCGATCCGCACAGCGCGGTCAGCCTCCGACATCATTACTTCCACGTCATCCAGCAGGTCAGCGGCCAGGAGTGCGAGGCGGGCCTGACGCATTGACACTTGAGTCACAGGAGGCGGTTCAGGTGGCTTGGACGGAGATGGCGGCATCCAAGTGAACCAAGCATCAAGCGCAGACTGAAACTGCGCGAGGTCCGTAATTTTTACGTTCGGCGGTTTGCCCCCATCACTGCCAACTACAAACTCGACCTCACCATGATCGCCATACCACTGCACTGCGTGAATCGCGGAGTCAACATCAAACACCAGAGGTGAGCGCGGTGCGCCGTCTACTATCACCATTCTGTCGGCGGGGATAATTGTCATACGCATCGTTCAGCCCTCAATCTGCGGACGACGCTGCGCGACGGCGAGCATCACTTGCTGGCTTGCCTCATTTGCGCGCACCATCTCGTTGCGGAAACTCTCCACCGCCGCCCCTGTCTGACGCTGCTGCTGGCTGTTCTCAATCAGTAACATAGGCAACCACGCCACCGCACAAGCCCACTCATCCACTTCCTGCCCAGTGTTCGGATTATGACCCCGAACCTGGGTAAACCACGCGCAGTCGAGTTGCCGACAAGGAGCGAAGGCATTGAGGGGGCAACCGTTCTTTGGTTCAATTTTCATCAATCTTAATCCTTGGTAGCGATAATGACATCTACATATTGCACGGCAAGGTCTATGGCTGTGCCAGTAAACGAGTGATTGTGTGACCCGCCGCCTCCGGTATTATTGCTGGCTTGCCCTGTTGCGGTATCGACCATTACTCTGTTTTGAAATCCGCCAGTTATAGTAAGACCATATCCGCCAGCTTCGTTACTACTTGAATATGCTCCAATATTATGGTTGTGACTTGGTATCTGAGATGTAGTCAGTGTAGTATTACCGACAGTACCGGACACAGCCTGGGAAGCGAACGCAGCAGTAAAAGCCACTGATCCACCGCTACCAGCCGTTCCGCTTACAACGCGTAGTGCCTTGTCATTGTGCGTTGTAGATTTAGTCCATCCTGTTGGCGCCGCACTTTGTGCAAACAACATAGCCGTACCAGATGGTATAATGGTTATAGAACCTGTCAATAGCGGTAATGTTGCTGTAAAGTTGGACGCGGTGTTGGGGACATCAAGAGTGACGCTGCCGCCGCCAGAAGATTGTATAACTAGCGTTGGAACAGTAAGATTCCCCGTCATGATGTCGCCAGAACGATTGACCTTCAACGAGACAACAGCATTGACAGACGTAATAGCGGCAGTCAGCGTACTAGTAGTAGCCGACACACCACTAACGCGCACTTCAAGCGCAGACACAGCGTTATTGATAGAAACAAACGCAGCATTAATTACAGACGTATTAACTGCACTAACCTGCTCCGACAGCACAGACACAACGTTGTTAATAGAAACCACGGCAGCAGACACACTGCTGACCCGAATTTCCAATGCAGACACAACATTGTTGATAGACGTAATAGCCGCCGCATTGTTAGCCGCTTGCGCAGATATAGCAGAAACGCGGATTTCTAATGCAGAAACAACATTGTTAACAGATGTGATTGCCGCCGCATTGGTAGCCGCCTGCGCCGAAGCAGCAGATACGCGAATCTCTAGCGCCGATACAACATTGTTAATCGACGTAATTGCCGCCGTCTGCGTCGTATTGATGACGGAAGCGTTGCTGACACGGACTTCCAACGCCGAGACTACGTTATTGACGGACGTAATAGCCGCAGCATTAGCAGATGCGGCAGCCGAGACAACACTCACGCGGATTTCTAGCGCGGCTATATCAGCCTGCGCGCTAACAAAAGCCTGCGAGTTAGTCCACGCGCCAATCGTAGAGTTCCACGTAATGATGTCACCAGATGCTTTGGTGCTGATATCAACGTCGTGCAACTGCTGCAAATACTCGCCGGTCTTCATACGAACGAAGATGGACCCAGCATTCGACACAGCATTAATAACGATAGCAAGCGGCGTGGAAATACCCGGATACGCGGGTGGCGAATTGGTCAGACCGCCAGCAATAGACGCATTGGCATATAGAAGGTCTGCTTGTGCCCACGTCTCACCATACTGCGAGCCAGTCGCATTGATGCCCCGCACGAGACCAAACTGCGTGACGTAGCCAAAGTCTCCGCTGGCAATGTCTTGGGTCGTAATGCCAAGGAAGTATTCCGGGCTGACTGCGCCCGAGCCATCTGCAAGATTTGCTTCGATCTTGCCAGAATTACCAACGACCCCGGTAGCCATGACAAGTTTGCCATCTGGAATCGTAGTTGTATGCGCATTCTTTACGTAGAACAGAGTCTCTTGGCCGACCTGCAATACGCTACCACCAAGCAAGCCTACGTCCAGCGTACCATCATTGGAGTTCCACGCCAACTTGCCGGTCGTCAGTCCGTTGCTGGCCGACGTATCGAACTCGATGTATCTGGCATTGGTCATGTAGTCGCCGGTGCGATACACCTTCAGCGACACTTCCGCATTGATAGACGTAATAGCAGCGGCATTCACAGATGCCCGCGCCGACACCGCGCTGACACGAATCTCAAGCGCCGACACCACATTATTAATAGAAGTCAGTGCGGCATTGTTGACGCTGACGACATTGTCAAGTCTGGAACTGACCGAGGCCGTAATCGCTTCCGGCGTGCTTTGCTTGGTCGTAGAAGTCTGAACGACAACAGCCAGTTCTAGGCCGGTCAGCGTCGTTGCAACAGGAAGTTCCGAAATCTTTTTGCCAAGAGACATGTCAGTTCCTTACAGGCTGCCAACCACAAAGGCGCTGCCCAATCATATTGTGTGCCAAGACTTGGCGTGCCGTCTCAGTAGTCAGCACGTCCGACGCACTAATCAGAATGGGCTGCCAGGGACCGCAGGCATCAACTCCCCGGACGGGTCCAGTCGGCGCGCAACCTAGCAGCAGGCTCAGACTCGCCAGCAATATCCCGGCGAACACCTTCCGCCGCGTTACGATTGGTGAGGTCATTCCGCAAGACTTCCCGTTCATTCGCATTCTGATTGTCAGCGCGGCCCTTGAAGTACGTAACTAGAATGGCCGCAACAATGGCAGCCCCCATTGTAACATATTTCCATGAGGCTTTCCACCAGTTAGTCAGCGCCATCGTCGCCAGCATCAACATCGTCAGGCTCCCCTACCAACATATCAAATGCCTTATTGACAAGACCATAAGCAAGCGCCCGCGAATGCGGCAACGTCACAGCACCATAGCCATCATCGTCTTCCCAGAACACTAGCAGCGCATTTGGCTTACGTTCCATAACAATAGCAAAGACTTGCTGAAGTTTATGCTCTAATTCGTTGTCTGCCATGAAAGCCTTGATGGCTTCTTCGCGCGACATCATATCTTGCCCTTCCGCCACAACACAAACAACCCGGCCGCCACCACAATCAGTGCCACACCGACGACAGGCCCCAGCGCACCCAAGGCTGCCAGCAGGTCGCTGTGCTGTGCTACGGTGGCTGCCACGCCCGCCGCACCTACCGTCATAGCGGCCCGGCCTGTGCCGGTCTGTGTGGCCGCCTGAGCCGCCGTAAGCGTATCATCAGGCGCTGTATCCCGACTAACAACGTAATCGCCGCGTGCCCACAGCCCTGCTTCCGCTGCCCGCCTATTGGCAAGACCCCGAACAGGCTTGCCGCGCACCTTGTTCCACTTGGCAAGTTCGCCGGGCACCGCCGCATAGTCGCCTTCATTCAACTTGCGTATCAGCGTGGACTTCCGCATAGCATCGGCGCCCACATTGTAAGCCCACGACACCAGCGCGGCGAACTGATTGTCCGTCAGATGAACATGCACGGCTGCTGCCACCGCCGTCTCGAAAGTATACAAGTCCTGACGCAGCAGAACTTCAGCATCCGTTTCCGTAATGGTCATGCCATGCTTGGCGGTGCGCGTATGACCGTAACCAATGGTCCAAATACCACCAATATCTTGATAGGCTTCTAGTTTCAGGCCTTCCCACTGCTTGATTAGTGCCAAGCCTTCGGCATTTATGCGACGAGCCACTGGATTTCTCACTCGTCTTCGTCAAACAGGTCAGCGAGCGGGTCAGCCGTGGACCGAATCTCGTCAATAAGTTCAGCAGCCGCCTCAACGGCCTCGTCGAAGTCATCAATTTCAAAGGTTTCGTTGTGCGACGGCTCGTTTCCCGTCGAAACTACCTCGAAAAACCACGCACCGTTCTCGTATTCCACCGTGAATCGCATAGCAAGACTCCCAAAATGCCTGAAGGCCCCCACGAATATATCGCAGAGGCCCCCAGAAGTCAAGCAATCGGCAAATTTGCTAGTCGCCAGTTGGCATTTTGCCGGATTTCTGACTTGCGTCCATTACTTGCTTTAGACCATTCGCCAATTTCCTCAACTGAACGACCACAAGCGTAGCAATAACGCAAGCCACGATACTCAAAAGTGACACAAATTCCAACACAAGGACTCCTAACATCATTTGATCGGGCATCCGCCGCTCCCA